CAATCTTGATTTTCATGTTTAACTTTATCTCCTACTTTAAGTCCATCAGAATTTTCATTCATAGCCGAGTGCTTACCTTTCCATAATTCTTTATAATCAAGTACTTTAGAATTTTTAGGCATTCCATCTGCTAATTTCCATCCTGATCTTTGTGCTTGTTTAGTAGCTGTATTTTGGCCTTGACCTTTTTTAGCAAATGCCATAGGAGATAAATAACCACCAGCATCGCCTGAAGTAGATTCTTCATCTAATAGTTCGCGTACAAGTGATTTAATATATTCTTTAATATCCATTATTTAGCGCTTTTTAATTCATCAATTAATTGATAGTATTGTAAAAGCGAAATAATATTTTCATCTTTTACACTTTGTGATTTGTCTAATGGATGTAATAATGTAATTACCTCAGTTAATTTAATCTGAGTTGTTTTATCAGATACTGTAGGTATGATTTTTTTAATTTCTTTAATAATAATAGTAAAGTTATTATTAACAAAATCACGTAATTTAGTTGTATTAGTAATATTATTAATAAATTCTTTTAATATTAATTTTTGACGATCAGATAATGTAGAGTATTTGTTATTGAATTTTTCTAACAACATACGATAAGCTAAGATACGAGATCCCTTATCCATACTAACAAATTCTTCCATTACACGATCTCTAACGCTTTCTCTATCAATCTCTTTACGAGTGATATGTTCAAGTAATGTTATTTTATTATCAATGATGTGTTGTGGGTCTGTAAATTCTAATGAATTATGAGCCTCAATCAAATTATATACAGCAGCGTATTGTGTGTAGTTATTGATCTTTGCTTTAAAAAATTCTTCTATATCATAATTATCACGAATTTCCTTAATGATATTATATTTTTCCTTACGTAAAGCCGTTTTGTTTAGACGCAAAGAAGCCTCTAACGTTGAATTAATAAACGTTTCGGCTTTAGCTTCACTAAGCGATTTAGGGACAATTAATGCTTGATATAGTTTATATTCTTTAGCTAATTCAGATTTGTTAAAATATTTTCTAACCAATCCAATTGCCGCAGAATCTTTATTAGATACAGTATCTGATGCTATTTGGCGAACTAATAGCTCAAATAGTATGCCTGTATTCTTGAACTTTGAATGTTTTATCTTCATAATAAATAGTGTGCACTACCGATAAATATGTATTTATTATATGTCCTTGATGTTTTTCTCATCTAATAGACCAGACTCCTGTTCCGGTTCGAACACTAGTTTCTTGCGAGCTATGTTCATGTTTTCAAATAATCCTTTATGTTTCATAGCTTCAGATAATCCTACAGGCGATCCACCGTTTGGTGTTCCTTCGCCAGTTTCATTAGGTGCTGAACGTGTATTATTATCTTTTCTACCTAATCTGTCTTTACCTAATGGATCTTTTTGAGTATTAATGAATGATGCTTTTTCTATAGGACGACCAATAGGACGTTTTTCATCATAGCCAGGAGGTACAGCTCCTGTTTCACCAACTCCATTTCTACCTTTACCATATAATGAAGCTAAATCGTGTGGTGTACCGAATGATCTACCTGTTTTAGCTGGATCATTGCCTTCGTTCTCAACCTGAGCCATTCTAAATACTCGTTTTTTGTCTTCAAGAACTAAATCACGATATTCATCAAATTCATCTTCACTAAATTTAAATATATTATCATAGATCCAATCTGAAGGTAATAAATTAGTATCTTGAATTGATTTAGCTAGGTCAACTTTTTCTTTCCACAATGCAATCTTTTCTTGTTCATAGATGATTGATGGAACAGTTAATGATAATTCAAAATTAGCTAATGACTCACCTTCATATCCCTGAACATATAAATGTACTAATGCCATTTTGTATAGTTCAGATAAAGCAACGCGTTGAATACGTTCAACGGTGCGAGCAAATCTAATATCTTCAGCAGCTAATGTAGCTTTACCTTGTAAATCTTTTTCAAATCCAAAATATGCTTTTGGTACCTTAAGAGCAGCTAACATTTCATCACGTAAAAATACTACGTCTTCAATTCCACCATACTCTAATCCTTTAAGAGTATCAATTTTAGTTGCTGTGTCATTACCGCGAGTTGGGAGATAGTAATCCTCCATCATGTTTTGTAGATTAAAACGTAAGTTATAATCACCTGTTTGTTGGTCGATGTACGGAGTTTTTTTCATTTTCTGTATCATCTTCTGCATATATCCATCAACTTCGTGTGGTGGGATATTACCAACGTTTATAGTGAATACACGTTTTTCAGGGGCACGAGTAATACGATGTAGCAACATCGCATCTTTCATTAGCACATATTGCTTATAAGTTTTACGAGCAGGCTCAATGTACGATCTACCATAAGGTAAATAGTTAGCATCAGTTAATAATCTAAAGTGAGCAATTTCGTAGTTTTCAAATTTAATTTTACCATCTCTATCTTTAACACGTGAACTCATACCACCCGCAGCTATTACCATTGGATCAATTCTAAAACATACGTAAGATGGATTTTCAGGATTTTGTCCCTCTTCACGAACCATATCATATACTGATAATGGTGTTACATTGTAAATACCAAATTGTTCAGCAACCTCCATATGTAAATAAAAATCACCATATTTACACATGTTTCTAATCCATAACCATAAATTAAATTCAATATTTAAAATATCGTAAAATAAATTATATAGAATACGTTGAATATTTTCATCAGCACTTCTAATTTGTAATACTTCTCCTAATTCATTTTTTAATGTAGATTCATCTGAGATGATATCTAAGGTAGAAGCGATGATAGAATCTGTATCCATTGCTTCATAGTCAGTATATAGCTGAATACGAAGTGTTTGGTAGTTCATTGTTGGATTGTATGGCATATTAGCGCCATAACGGTGTAATTTAGTGAACCTATCTATAAGTGCGTTTGTTTTTACATTACCAAAGGCTTGGATTCTATCTACATCCATTACCTTTAATTGGTCACCACCTACGTTCCTGATAATTACATCAGTACTAAATAAACGGGTTAACCTATTAAATAAACCGGGTTGGTTATCTGCCATTATTTTATTTTTATTATATCAATAAATATTTATTACCCTAGTATCCATGATGCATCTTCAAATCCCCCACGACCATCATTCATCATAAATGGGTTTTGTTCTCCACTAGGTAATGATGGACCTAAATCATATCCGGTTCTAGTAATACTAGACATCATAGCTTTAGATAGATCCATTCCGTGTTCAAAAAATTTCATTGCTGTATCTCGAGTAAATAATCCCATTCCTAAAGCCATTACTAAATCATCATTGTATCCGTTTTGTGCTTGTGCTTTACCGTGTTGCCAAATAAATACACGTAATTCTTCTAATAGTCTTTTAGAATGAAAGGTAAACACCTTCTCTCGAATATACGACTCCATCTTCGCTACAACAAGAGGTCTTGTTTTAGCTGATGTTGTAAAACCAGGAACCGTTTGATCAGATTCCATTTTAGCTAGCCATTTATCCATATTCATCTCACCATATGAACGAGGTGAATAATATAGTTTTTCATATCCTTTTTCAATTATGGTATTAATAACATCCCATCCTATGTTAGCATTTTCTACTACAAGTAAAGCATTATTGTATTCAGTAGCAACAGAAACAAGCATGTTTCCATAAGTACGGGTATCTATTTGTGATTTATATTCAGCAACTTGCTCACACGTTGTTGCATCGATGACATGAAACGCAGAATAGTCACTACTATCACCGCGAGCCACATCAGCACATACAATGTACTGCTTACTATAATCAGGATAAGCCCAAATCCAAAAGTCGCCACCCATAAAACGACGCTCAATAGGTTCTTGTACAAAAGTTTCTTCATAAAATGATAATAAATCAGGTTCAACAACAGAATTACCAGAACCTAAGAAGTCACAGTCATACTCTTGAGCAAACTCACGAGGTGACATATTTATTCTTTCTCTTTGCTCCCAAGCCTCATCTCTATCAGGATGTAAATTCCACTTTAATTTAATTGCTTTGAAGTCATTTTTACTAATTTCAGCTTCAGTATACATCTTATGAAACCAGTTACCTACTCCGTTTGGAGAAGATAATGCTATAATACCTCCACCAGTAGCAATGGTTGGTTTAATACTAGTGTATATTTTATCAATACCCTCGATGAACGCCGCCTCATCCACTAACAGTAAAGATACTGCGTAGGATCGACCTGCATCTGAAGCGGCTGATGTAGCTACAATTTGAGAGTTATTAGCTAGTTTAAGTGATAATTTATTATCTGAAACAGGTTTTTGATTACCTTTTAGCCAGCTAGGAAGATTATTGTACATAAACTGTACTTTTTCAACCATACCTTTAGCTGTTTCTTGTTTTGTTGCTATACAAAGTACTGTTTTATCTTTATTAAACAGCATTGTCCATAATGAATATCCAGCAGTTAATGTTGATATACCTAACTGACGTGATTTATTGATAATAGTAAATCGATTATTTCTAAAATCATTTAATACATCTTCCTGAAATGGGTATAGATGAAATAGTATTCTTCCCTTAATTGGGTGTGTAATATAACAGTATTTACGAAAAAAATGTACAGGATCAGTAGCGCACTTTATGTACTCCTGTTTTATTATTTCCTTAATATTAGCTTGACTCATGTATATAAATATATAAAAAAGCCTGACTTACGGGTCAGGCTTTGTTTTCGCATCGGTCTAAGAATGCTAAACGGATTGTTCCTAAGGTAGAACTATTTTGAAATTATTAGATAAGTTAAACCACCAATCACTATTCCGGCAGCTAATTTAGTAAACTTATTTTTAATTTTAAGTTTGTGATTTTCTAATTGTATTTTATTAAATTGAAATTTCCAATCTTTAATTTGAAGTTCTTGATTAACTACTATGTTATTATAGTTTAATTCTTTTTTAACCTGTATATCAATAACACTATCTTTATTTGCTATTCTTTCTTCATCTAAAACTATAATGCTGTCTTTAATAGCTAACTCTACTTTAGCACCATCTAATTCTACTAAATCTTTAGCAGCTGCTACTAATACGGGTTGTGCTAATGGAAGTGGGTTAGTTACTGTGTCTGCGGGGTAGCGTTGGTTGAATGAAGATACTAGTTCTTTTTCAGAGTAGGTATCAACTTTACCTTTAGAGGAATCAATCCATTTATTAACGATAATCACTTTTGCTTTAGCATTATCTAATTTAATTTGCAAATCATAATCTAATTCATTTAAAGAACTTATTTCTAAATCTTTTTGATGAAGATCATTTTGTAATGAATCTACAGCTTGTACTAAGCTATCTTGCTTTGCTTTAAAATCACTAGACAAACTAGAATAATTACATTTGTCAACGAATACCCAAAACAATAAGGCAACAATAACCAGGGGAAAAATTAATTTTTTCATTTTTTTTTTTTATTTTTGTTTTTATATTTTAACTATTTGCTTTTTCTTTTTACGTTTAAATAATTCTTTCGTATTAGATGTTATAAAAGAGCCTACAACACCTCCAATAGCAGTAAATAAAACATCATCAGCAGAAAACTTAGCACCTTTTGTAACGTCATAGGTTTCCTTTAACACACCTAATCCTGTTGAAATCAATACTGGGTATATAAATGGTTTCTTAAAATAAAATTGAGTAACCGTACCCGTAACATATCCAGCACTAAAATGATGTAACCTATATTCTTTAGGTCCATATTGGGCTTTTAAATTAAGAGATAATAATAATAATAAGGATAATAATAATTTCATAACTAATTTTTTTATTTTTTAATACCAGCGTAAAATTGCATTCTATTTTTAGTCCATTCATTTATTTCTTCAGATTCAGTGTCTTCAGCATCTTCAGGTTGGGCTTTTTTATTTAATTTAGCTTGACGAGCTTTTAAATATTCAGATCCAGCTAACAAATCATCCATTTTAGTTTGTAATCTATTTTTTAGATCACGTAAATTTTGTAATTCACTAGATGGTGTATCTGCAATATCACCTATTGAAGGTCTAGCGCGTTTTGCTTTTAATACATCACTCTTTACTTTAGATAAGCGATTTTCTAAATCAGTATATTTCATAAATGCTTCGTAATCTTCATCAGACATCCCACCAGCAGCTACATTAGCCATTTCAATTTCTCCTTCTCCAGGTTCTTCTTCACCACTACCCATTGCTTTTGCAAATGATGCTTCAACTTCTTCATCACTCATATCACCCGCTACACCACCTTCAATTCCATCTCCGTCACCTACTTCTTCACCAGCTTCTGGTGCTGCAGTAGCAGGGCGATTAAGGCGTGGAGCTCTTTGTTCTCCTGATGGTATAATAACTCCATCAGCTACAAGAGCCATAAAATCAGCATTAATTGGATTTTGTTTTGGATATCCTAATGCAGTTGCTACTTCTACTTTTGACATAGGCTCCTCAGTAGCTTGCATAGCAGTTATAATTCTTGATTTTTTACCTGTAAAATCAGCAGCAGCTGCGTCGGGAGCTAGTTCATAACGTACAGACACGTTAGCCATTTCATCAATTTCATTTTCTTCCATAGTTACAATACCTTTTGCCTTTAATTCATCTTCTGCTCCTTTTTTAGCATCAGAAGAAAGAGCACTATATTGTTTACTTTTTTTCATATTGTCTATTGAAGCTATGCCAGCAAATGTTTCTTCATTAATAACCTCTTGTATTGCTTGACGTACAATTTCTTGAAGATCAGTTTTTTTCATTTTATCAGTGTTGTGCATATAAATATTAAATATTTTGTAAAATTATAGCAATGCGTTCCTCTGTTGTACCTTCTACACTAATTAAACGTTTAGGTTTATATTCCTGTAATGACATTTGAATAGCTATATCTATTTTATTACGATAATCTAAATCAGTTATTCTAATTCCTTTATCTTCCATTTCAACACCACGAGGTGATACATAAATAACTATATCATAATAATCTTTAAGATTCATAGCTGCTTCAACAAATGTACGTTTTTCATAATCACTAATAGAAGTAGCACCTAATGTAAATGAACATACATCCCATATTGTCCTATCAGTAATAATATTATCCACTAATAATTCACTAGCCCGTTCAGCTAAAAATACAAATTGACCAGGTAATGTAGAATCAGTATTAAGTGGAATACCTAAATCACGTAAATATTTACTACGTTCCGTTTGTACACTATGATCTTTAAATTGTTCTAATTCACCTAATGCTTTTGATAGTGTAGTTTTACCTACACTCATTGTACCTGCTAATCCAATTCTCATAATATTATCTTTTTTTCGTGTCCTACAACTATATTAGGATCAATATAAGATTTAAATCCTGCTCTTCTAGCTTTTTCTTGAAATGTAAAATCTTCCCATTGATCCGGATCTAGTGGTTCAAATGGATCTATTATACGATCAAATACTTCTGCTTTAACAAGCATAAATCCCATACCATTTGCTTTAACCTCTATTAATTCAGTTTTACCTTCTAAATCATCTATTGTTATTGTCTTGCCTTCTAAATCACAACAAGCATATAACGTAGGAGATTTTTTATATATACCGGATACTATTGGTAGATTATGTTCTACTAATGTTTGAAGCATTTTAAAGTTAAATACCTGATCGCTATCAATCCACATATAGTGGGTTGGTCTTAACATTTTAGCTCTGTCTAGTAGTATTTGTCTATTATAAAATATATTAGGAACATAGCCAGAAACATGAAACCATTTCCATTCACTAGGCATTGAATAAATTATATTAGTCCAACTATCTAGGAATTTATTAGAAAATTCACGACCAGGTAGAATAAATACTATTTTCATTTACCTTTATTATTTATTTTTTTCATCTGCCGTGCTGTTTTCTTTATTTGTTTAGCTTCTTTAGCACGAGCTTTGATTGCTTTGTCAGCACCCACTTTATATTTAATATCTACAGAAATAGGACCTTTGTCAAATTTATCTAGATCAAAGATCCACGTTTCAATAGTCTCATCATCTTCATACACGCGATTAAATTTACGTGATGGTGTTTCTTGTATTATTGATGTAGGTCTGCCTCTTCTTTCATCCATAGAATGAAGATATAATCTTTACTTTGCTTAAACTCTAGCACCTGCAGACTTACCAACTGAGGTTTTATAGAAGGGTTGACCATTAACGTCTTTTTTCTTTTCTTCCCATTGGTCTTTAGTATGTTTAATACCAAATAAATAATATTCTGCTAAACGCTTATTACCTTGTGGTATAAGAGCGGGACCATCCCAATTATGTATTTTACCATTTAAGTAATAGACGATACTTCCGTCTGTTATTTTCATTTTCTTTACTTCTGACATAATTTTTATTTTGATTGTTGTGTTAATTCTACAAGGTGGTTGTA